CATTAAATCCGTGTCCGCCTTTTGGTGGAATAATTACATCTAATTCTGCACCAACAAGGTTAGTTGCACCTGCTGAAACTATTTGTGCATTTGAAATAGTACCAAAAGTATAACCTGAACCTGGAGTGGTTACGTTTACAGCGGTTACAGCACCTGAAGCAACGGTTACTGAAACAACACCACCTGTACCATCACCTCTTATAGGAATGTTTGCGTGTGTTCCGTCTGCACCACCTGAACCAGCAGTTTTAATTTTTACAATATCAATTGCACCGTCAACGGCGTTTGATGATATTGAGGAATTAGTAGAAACTGCCATAAAGTCTGTTGATAAAAAATTTGATTGTTCAGAAGCTGAAAGAGTGTACATATATTTCCACTTATAACCATCAGCAGTTGATAAAACGATTGTATCTGTACCTGTAGGTTCCACCGTTGAACCAGCAGAATTATTATTATTGTTATCTAAACATTTGTAAACATTTCTTTGTGAATTCAATACATAAAAATTTGCGTCATAAAGATTAAATACACCACTATTTGCCGATTGTTGAGTAGATGTGCCAGTAATTCTTTCTCCATAATCGTGTCTATAAATGTCATATACCGTACCACTAATCCAGTTTCTTCTAGGTGCTACAAAAGCAATATCGGAACTAGAAATTCTTTTAGCTGCTAATAAATCATCAAACGCAATTGATTCTATGTTATTGTTATCAGCCGGAGTAATTGGTATAATATCTGTTCCTAGGTTATCTGTACGACCATCTGCTCTAGTAGCAGTATTAAATGGTGATGGTCTACCAATACCAAGATAGTAAATATTTCCTGCAGCTTCAGAGAAAGACTCTTTAAACTGCTCGGAGTTGTGAATTCTAAATTTATTCGTTATAATTGCTGGCATATTTTCTCTTCCTTAATCAATATTTATAAGACTTCTCACTATGTTATATTAATTGTTCCTTGCATTGCTCCGTGGTTTGTACATTGATAATATAGAGTTGCTGGAGTATCCATAGAAACGTGAAATACTATTGCACCTGAAGAGGCACCATTATTGGTAACTCCTGTATTATAAGCTGTACCACCTGTACCGGTTGTTGATTGTATTCTGAATGGGTGTGAACCACCAGAGTTATTAATAAAGTAATAAGTTTGACCTTTTTTCAAGTGTAAAGCAGGATTATCACCTGAAGTTGAAGGGAAACCTGCACCTGTAAATAAGTATGCACTTGAACCATTAGCAGTTACCAACAATTGTGATGTTGGAGTTGTTGCTTGTACCCAATTTGAACCATTGTAAACAAGTGTCATACCTGCTGTAGGCGAACTATTTACAACATCTGATAAATCGTTTAATGCACCTGCGCCACCTGATATGGTAATTGTTTTTGTTGCGCCTGTACCTGAAGCGGTTACACCAGAACCTACGAAATCTATTTTAGTAGCGGCAGTTGATAAATCACTACCCTCATCTGCAACCGTTAATGATGAACCACCACCTGATTCTGCTTGAGGCTCAAAACGACCATTACCTGATACCCATTTTAAAACATAACCATCAGCTACACCATTTAAGGTAACGTCTGCGTGTCTTGATATAGAATCGTTTTCTGTTAATATGTTAATATAACCAGATTGTGTAGCAACAAAAGGTTTCAATTGTGTTTCATCTAAAGCAAATAATCCAGAGTATGACGTTGCTGTAGGGAATGAAGCTTGGTTTGCAAAGTTACCTCTAACTTTAGAACCTGAACCTGTTGTATCAACGGTACCTGAACCTGAAAGTGAAGATGTGCCTGTTAAATTAAAATTACCTGCACTTGCTAAAGTACCACCTAAATTAACTGAACTATTACCAATTGTTACCGAAGAGTTGGCCAAGTTTGCATTTGTGATACCTGCACTACCTGATAAGTCAGAGTTAGATAAGTTTGATACGTTTAGAGTTACCGTATTTCCTGTTACCGTTGATGAAACTGAACCTGTACCTAAAATAGATAATGTTTCTCCTAAATTTACAAAATCTGTTGTAGAAGTATTATCTCTAATTGTAATTCCAGGATTTGCAAGACCTGTATTTGGTATTGCTGTAAATGTGTTGTCTGCACCACTCATTGACTTATTAGTTAAAGTTTGAGTTTGGTCAGTTGAAGCAAAGTCTGTTCCAGATATTGCTGTATTAAATTCTGTTAATGTTCCTGAAAGTGTGTTATTAGTTAAATTGATAGTTTTGTTTGTTAACGTAGCAGCTGCTGTTGCTGTCAATACTGAAGCGTTTACTTTAATTTGTAATTTACCACCAGTTATAAGTGTGTCAATACCTAAACCACCTTCAATTGTTAATGTTTCACCAATATTCTTTCTTAAAGTTGATGAAGTATCGTCAGCTAAATCAAGATAAGCTGTTAGAACGGTACCGTTACCAATTGCATTGTATATCTCATTGAAGTTATTATTAATATACGTTGCACCAGTACGTAGGTTATCACCTGTACCGTCATTTGGACTTGAACCTGTATTAATTGTAAATTTTGCCATATTTAATTCTCTCTACTATTTATAATCATTCCTATGGTGTTGTATCATCAAACGTTGCTGTTGTTGAACTAAAGTTGGTAACCGTGTTTGAGAAGTCATTTTTATTTGAAGCAAACTCACTAGGTATTGTAAAATAAGTCTTTAAATTTTGACCGTCTGGATGTGATGTTGCAATAAAAGTTGCTGGTTGACCATCTAAACCTGTTCTAGTACCAATAATTTTAATATCATTAAAGGCTTGTACCGTAAATCCTGGACCTTTAAATATTTGTTGAATATTTTTATTTAAAAATGCATATCTTGGTCCTGCGTATGCGTGACCTTGTCTAACATTATAAGTTTGTGTGTTATCTGGTATATTTCTTCTAACTCTACTTAAATAATTAATACCAGTTTCTTCTTGTAAAGTTAAATCTCTAGTGTTTGATTCAAAATGTTCACTTGTAGTTGCGTCTGAATCAATTGCACCAGCTAATCTTGCGTTTGCTCTTAATGTTGTACCATCAGATTTTGTTCCTAATCTTCTACCAAATATTGTAGAGAATAAAGTATTAAGAACTTGTAAGAACGGCACCTCAGAAACACCTGAAACCACACCATCAACAGGAGTTTTAATTCTTGCATTTATTCTACTCGCAATGTTAACTTGACCTGTAAAATAAAAACCTGCTGTATGCATTGTCTTTTTAAATGCGTCTCGCCAAGCATTAATAGATTGTCCAACTTTAATTACATATGAGAAATCTTGATAATATAAACTATCTTGTATCTTCATTGTACTTTCAGATAATTTACCATCATCATTAATAAATTCACCATCTGTATCGGTGACAGGAACAACATTTACCGTAGCACTAGCCAAATTAAATTTTTTAATTTTAGCAGTACCGCCTGTTTGTGATGTTATAGTATCATTAATATTAATTGTACCCGAAACGTCTTGTAATTTTAAAACGTTAGTATTTGTATCTAAACTAATAATTTTACCTGAAGCACCACTTGAAGTTGTAAAAGTATTGTCTTGAAGAAATGTTCCTGTTCTATCAATACATAAAAAGTTTTGAACAAAAGTTAAAGTTGGTGCTGGTGAGGCTTCGTAACCTTTTCCGTGTTCAATTGTTTTTAATGAATTAATTTTACCAACTTTATCACCATACGCTAAAACTTTACCACCTGAACCAGTAGCACTTGTAATTGAAACTGGAGGTAATTCTTTATAACCATTACCACCTGAAGATAAGAAAATGTCTGTAATATCTCCTGTGCCTGTTTCTGTCTCTTGAACAATTTTAGAACCGCCGTAAATATCTCCTCTTTCAGTTTCTTCTTCTAAAATAACATTGTCGCCTGAATTATCTTCATTAGCAACACCACCATTTACAACTCTAACAAAGCCGGCAACACCTGTACCTAAATTATTATTGTCATCAAAATTTAAAACATCACCAATTCTATAATCTTGACCTACATCATCAATAATTATTTCTTCAATTGCACCTGAACCAATATCAGCAATTTGAAATAATGCACCAATACCACCAGCGGCAACTTTTATAGTATCTTCTATTTTATAAAGAGAACCTGAATTTGTAATTGTTTTTGTTCCTGGTATTCCTGTAATATCTGCCTTAATAAAATAATCATCTATTTCAGAGGCAGTACCAGAAACTTCTTCACCTAATTGAAATGTTCCTGAAAGTGTATCTTGATTT